CGCATAACGCCGGAGCATAACGAATTGTTAAACCGAGGGGACGGGGTGGTTATCCCCGCCCCCTTATTTATTTCAAACGCAGATGTATCGATTAAAAGAAATACAGGACGCATTATTGCACGTCGTCGGGTGGGAACAATCATACGACCCGGCAAAGGCGATAGACGACAATTTAACGCAGACGGAAAGCGGTTTGACGTTTCAAGGTGCGCACCCCCTTGTTACTTTGGATAATGTCCGGGCAATCGCCCCGGATGATTTCGTTTTTCAATATCCGGTTTGGAATATGATACCGGAATACAAAACAGGTGCGAAAGTGCGACACAATGGCAAAGTATGGATTGCCCGCCGGGACAACCAAAATGTCGAACCCGTCGCAAGTGATTTTAACGACGATTTCAACAACGATTATGGAAACCCGGATTGGGGCGAATACAACTATTTATCCGACTATTTGGAAAGGTTGACCCGTAACGGTATCGCCCAAATGGTACAAACATTCACGCAAATAAAGGGATTGGATAAGGAAACAAAGAACCTATTGGAACGGCGCACGTTCTTTGACGGTGCGGGACGTATCCGGGCGACGTTGCCGAATAATCATAAATTAGTCGGGTTTGAAATTGTCCCGGTTCGTTCTATGGGCGTAACAATGAAAATCGAACAAATCGGGTTGCAAATGACGGGCGCAACCGGGGTTGTTCGTATGTATCTTTTCCATTCGTCCCAAATTGACCCGATAAAGACGTTTGATTTGAATTTTACGCAGACAAACGGCGGTTTTCAATGGTTCCCGTTGAAAGATTGTTATTTGCCGTATATCAGTACCGGAAACAACGCCGGGGGGTCGTGGTTCCTTTGTTACAACCAAAACGATTTGCCCGCCGGGATGCAGGCAATTAACATGACAAAGGATTGGAGCCGGGAGCCGTGCGGGACGTGTACGGGTTACGTTGATTTGGAGCGTTGGCGGGAAATAACCAAGTATTTACAGGTATCCCCGTTTATGATGAACGCCCCGGAAACATTCGACGAATACCCGGAGTTGTGGGATATTGCGTTGACGATGTACACCAATACGCAGAATTACGGGTTGAATTGCGAAATAACCGTTGGTTGCGACCTAACGGATTTTATCATTAAGGAAAGGCAGATTTTCCAAACGGTTATCCAACGACAGGTCGCCGCAATCATGTTGCGCACGTTGGCGATGAACCCCGATGTTAAGGTAAACCGGAACCAAGTAAACGCAACCCGGTTGGAAATACTTTACGAATTGGACGGCAACGTTGAGGGTCGCCCCGGCGGTTTGGGTTATGACCTTAAAAAAGCATACGAGGCGTTGCGTTTGGATACGCAGGGTATCGACCGTATTTGCCTTAATTGTAATAATCACGGCGTAAAATACCGGACAACGTAAGATTATGGAGGGGTTAAAGTCAATACAGGATTTACGAAACCGGGTTGCCACGTTCAACAACGGGTTATCGTCCGGCGCATACATTCAACAAATCATTTGGGACAATGACGCCTATATTGTTGATATGAACGCCGAGGAACAATTGTTTGAACAGGGTATTAACCGTTTGGGCGTGGATATTATGGATTACGCCCCGTATTCGCCGTTGACGATAGCCATAAAGGAGGAAAAGGGACAACCGACAAACCGGGTAACGTTACGGGATACCGGGGATTTTGAAGCGTCGTTTTTTTTGGAAGTCGGCGACAAACAGTTTGAAATAAAAGCGTCGGATTTCAAAACGGAGGACTTAATAAAAAAGTACGGGCGGCAAATATTAGGGTTGACGAATGAAAATATTGCTAAACTGATTTGGCAATACGTTTACCCGGATTTGCTAACCAAAGCAAAAAAAACAATATACGGAAATGGATAGAATACCGATTATAAAGAACCCGGAGTTATTCGACCGGGTTATTGCCAATATTCAAAAGGGATTGGCGGACGGGTTGCCGTGGCTTAACTATTCCTTTGGACGTTCGGAACGGTTGGTTAAGTTCATACAGGGAAAACGATATTACACGCCCAATATTTACGTCGGCGGCAACGAATATATGTTGATTGCCCCGGATAGTAATATAGGGAATTTTTCGTTTTTTGTGTTGGACGACCCGCAACAAATTGATTGGTTCCCCGGCGAAAAAAACAAATATACAACGCCGTTTTCGGTTATCTTTTGGTTCGATATTCGGACGATAACCAACGACCTCAATAACCGGAATACGGAGGCGGTCAAACAACAAATCATGCGGGTATTGAACGGCGGTATTTGGTTACGTTCCGGTTCCATGAAAATAAACAGAGTGTACACAAAGGCGGAAAACATATTTGCCGGGTTCACTTTGGACGAAATAGACAATCAATTTTTAATGCATCCGTTCGCCGGGTTCCGATTTGCCGGGGAATTGGGAATTGATGAAACGTGTTTAACTGATTAACAACAAGTATATGAAAGCATTTTTATTTTATACGGTCGTGGTTGCTTTGGTCGCTGCATTCGGGTTGACCTTGTTACGCAAATGGGGCGTTATCGAATGGGTGCAAATCCACGGTAATGAGTTTTTCGCAAAGATGTTTAATTGTGATTTCTGTTTGTCCTTTTGGGCGGGGGTTGCTTTAGCAATCCTTTTGGCATTTATAACCGGGAACCCGACGTTGTTGTTGGTCCCCTTTTGTTCCACAATGATAACCCGTTTTTTGCTATGAAAACCGTTAAGATAGGAGAACGCACCGTTGAGATATACGACGCAATCGACGAATTGCCGATGTTGCGATTTCATAAGTACAACAAAATGTTGTTAGTTGATGCCGGAATTGGTTCCGATTTGCAGGATTTCGACACGCATATTGAAAAGGCGATAAGATACGCCCGGAGTAAAACCCCCGAATTGGCGGCAATTGAATTGGATAATATGCGGCAAAACGTGTATTTCATTCAAACCGGAATAAGCCCAAAGCATTTGGCGTTTGCCGTGTTGGTTAAATCAATCGACGGGGAACCGCACAACGATTTGTCCGACGATGGGTTGCAAAAGGTCGTCGATATGTTCGGCGATGTTCCCGTTAAAGAGTTGACCGCCCAAATGGAAGCGGTCAAAAAAAAAATAGATGAAGAATTGCAAATGTATTTCCCCCGGTTGTTCGACGATGCGACGGTTAAAGAGTATTACGACGAATTGCGTAACCGGACAATGTTAATGTTGGATGCGATTATAAACGGCGATACAGAGGACAAACGGGCGGGAATTGATAAAATAACGACGATGTTGTTGTTATATAATCGCCCGGTTGTTTTTAGCGGTTCCGATAACATGGAAATTCAGTACGATAAACAATTTGAAAATATGTGTTTAACCATATCGCAACATTTGCACGTACCGGAACCAAAGAAATACACCGTATTGGAGTATTACAACGCATTTGAGCGGATAAAGGAGTTGTTGAAACCAACCAAAAATAAAAACGGCGTCAAATAAGGCGATTTGCGGCGTTGTTTTTCTTTGGTTGATTAACTACATGGAAAAGAAAAGATAATTTAATACGGGGCAAATTGCCCGCAAATAACGTTAAGTATGGCAGATAATAACAACCCAATAAAATATAGCGACCTTGTAAAGCCCGACGATAGTATTACAAAGTTGATTGCGCAATTAGACCAATTAAGCGACGCATATATGAATACGTTGCAAAATATCAAGTCGGAAGCAATAACGGTTAAGGCTGCATTGGAGGGCGTAAGCGGGGCGACCGAAAACGGACGTAAGACAATCCGGGGGGCGTCGAACGATACCGACAAATTGACACGGGCGGCACGGGATTTAGCATTTGCGGAAAGCGAGAACGCAAAGCGATTGGCAGAATTGAAGCAAGCCCAAAAGGAGGCAAACGAGTTGAACAAATTAACGACCCGGTTAAATCAGTCCGCCGAGGGTTCATATAATCGTTTGTCCGCTCAATACTCAATCAATAAAATATACCTCAATAATATGACGGTTGAGGAAAGGGAGGCGACCGAGGAGGGGCGCAAATTGGTTGCCGAAACAAAAGCGATTTACGAGGAAATGAAACGGTTGCAGGAAGCGACCGGGAAAACATCCCTAAACGTCGGTAACTATTCCGACGCCGCAAAAGGGTTGACGACCCAAATAGAGAACCAAACGAAGCAATTAGCATTGTTACGATTGGAGGGCAAACAAGGAACCGCCGAATATCAGCAATTGAGCAAAGAAACCGCAATGTTACGAAATGCGGTTAAGGATGCGACCGATGAAATTACCCGCATGGCGTCCGATACGTCCAATTTGGATGCCGTATTAGGTTTGGCGGCTGGTGCGTCCGGTGGGTTCGCCGCATTTACCGGGGCAATGGAATTGTTCGGGGTGGAAAGTGAAGACGTACAAGAAGCGCAAAAGAAGTTACAGGCAGCAATAGCCATTACAACCGGGGTGCAAGCCATACAAAACGCAGTACAAAAACAATCCGCAATTATGTTGGGTATTTCCCGGCTACAAATGGCGGCATTGAGCAAAGCGCAAGTTTATAACCGCCTTGTTACCATGCAGGGAACAAAGGCAACATTGGCGGCTACAATTGCGCAAAAGGCTTTCAATCTGATTGCCGCCGCAAATCCGTATGTTCTTTTGGCGTTGGCATTGGTTACGGTTGTGGGGGCTTTAGTTCTGTTTGCATCTAATACCGATAAATCGGCAAAGAACCAACAAAAACTTAACGAGGCGCAAAAGGCGTGGTTGGATTATTTGGAAACCGAGGCAACCGAAATGAACCGGGTTAGCAACGAACGTGTCGCCCAATTGAACCGGGAATTAAACATTGCTAAAGCCCGTAACGCTTCATTGTCTGAAACCCGAAAGATTGAGGACGAAATATTAGCCGAGCGCACAAAGGCACATAACAAAAGCGTTGGTTTTTACGGTCAAGAATTAAACGATTTGGAAGCGAACCGGGCAAAGTTGAAACAACTAAACGATATGTTGGAACAACTCAATAACGCCAAAGCCCGTGGAGATAAGAAAGTTTATATTGATGTTGATTTAGACGGCAAAATTGATAAAGTTAAGGTTGACGAAGCAATTGAAGCCGTGCAGGGTCAAATAGATAATACCGGGCGGGCGGTTGACATTGCCGTTAATCTGAAAACCGAGGGGGCGGATTTGGACGCCGAAAGGAAAATACAAGCCGCCCAAAGAGCAAACGAAAACCGGAACGCCGCCAAAGCGGAAACGGATATATTGCGCAAAGCCGAGGACGCCCGGATTGCCTTAATTAAAAATTCATTCGACCAACAACGGGCGCAACGTCAAGCCGCCAACGCCCGTGCGATTGCCGACATACAATTGCAGTTGAGGACGGAACCCAATTTAACGGTTAAGGCACGCAAAGCGTTAAACGACCAAATTATTTTATTACGGGAACAATTGGCGGTTGATATGGTAGATATTGCCAACCAACAACGGGCGGCGGAATTGTCCGCACAACGGGCAACGCAGGACGCCCAAATTGCATTGATGGCAGAGGGGGCGGAAAAGCAACGGGAACAATTGCGGGTTGAGTATGAAAGGCAAATACAGGACATTAACACCCGGTTAGAAACCGAGCGGGGATTAACTGAAACGCAAGTTGCCGAATTGCTTAACCAACAATTACTTTTGCAACAACAATACGCAAAGAGTTTGGGCGAATTGAACGACCAAATTACAATCGACCAAATGCAAGCCGCCGCCGACCGGACGCAATTACAATTAGACGCCGCCCGTGAGGGTTCACAGGAGGAAATAAATTTGCGTATTCAGTTGTTACAGCAACAACGGGCAATCGAATTGGCGCAAAACAGGCAATTAGCCGAGGACGTGCGCCAATCGGAGGCGGATATTAACGCCAAATACGATGCCGAGGTATTGAAGCAAACGACCGAGTTAAACCAACAACGGGCGTTAATGCTATTCGACCAAACACAAGCGTTGGAGGCGTCCGAGTTTGATTTAATCCGCAATTCCGAGGAACGCAAAACCCGGTTCCGGTTGGCGCAAGAAAAGGCACGGTTGCAAAAGATTTTAGAGTTGAACAAAGCCGCCGGGGTTAAAATGACGGATGCCGAGGTTAAGACAATCAAAAATACCATTGCGAAAATCGACCAAGAAATTGAGAAAAGCAAAGGCGACGAACGGGGTAACGACATATACGGATTGTTCGGGCTGAATTTGGACGACGACCAAAAGGAGGCAATAAGTACGTCCGTTTCCTTTGCCATTGAGCAATTAAACGGTTTTTTGGATGCAAAGGTACAAGCCGCCGACGCCGCCGTTTCCGCCGCCGACAAAGAGGTTGACGCAAGCCAACGCCGATTAGATGCGGAATTAGAGGCACGGGCGAACGGTTACGCCAATAACGTTGCAATGGCTCAAAAGGAATTGGACGTTGCGAAAAAGAACCAAGAAAAAGCCCTAAAGGAGCAACAAAAGGCACAGAAAGCACAGGCGGCAATACAAACGATACAACAAATTGGAAACCTTGTAACGGCGTCCGCTTTGATTTGGTCGCAATTGGGGTTCCCGTTTGCAATCCCGGCAATTGCTATAATGTGGGGTTCCTTTGCCGCCGCCAAAATCAAAGCCGCCCAATTATCCAAATCAGCCAACGCCGGGGGTTCGGAAAGTTACGGCGATGGTACGGTTGAATTGTTGGCGGGCGGTTCCCACCAATCCGGGGACGACGTGGATTTAGGAACCAAACCGGATGGAACCCGGAGGCGTGCCGAGGGCGGGGAATTTTTCGCCGTTATCAATAAACGTAATTCCCGCCGTTTCCGTCGTTTAATCCCGGACGTAATAAATAGTTTGAACCGGGGAACATTCCCCCAAAAGTACCTTAATGCCTACAATACCGACGGCATTAATGTAACGGTTCAACAAAATAACGCACCGGATTTGCGGGATTTAAAAGACGATGTAAGGGAGATTAAGGAACAAAACCGCCGCCGTCGTTACGTCGATGGCAACGGCAATGTTATTGAGGTTTACAAGAATTTGACACGTAAAATTAAAAATTGATATGAACCCGATTTATAGACATTCATTTGTAAATGCGTTTTTAGCGAACGGGGCGATAAGTAACACAACCGGGAACATAAACGGGAATAATACAAATTTCTATTATACCCGTACTTTTGTCCCGGTTGGGAATGTGTACCCCCGCAAATTGTTTCAGAATTACACCCCGCAAGCCGGGGGCGCATTTTACGATAGCAATAAAAAGATTATCGGCGGTTGGGGAAGCGACCCG